ACTGCCTGGTTGATTAAATTAAACTCAGTCATTTTTCGTTCGGCATCAATCTTCTCTTCATCGGCAATACCAGGAATATCTAAGTCAAAAGTAATAGCATAACCAAGACCACCAGTAACACGATTAAGCTCATGAGTAAGCCTAGAATAAATCTTAGTCGCAAATGGTTCTACGGTATATTTAATGAAGATTTGCTCATCGACGCGGACTGAAGCGTAGGTATTATTATCATTTACGCCACGGATACTTGCCGGCACACCAAAAGCACTGTCAATTTTATCATTAGCCTGCTTGAAGACTGAATCAAGCGACATATCTTTATTTGATTGAGAAAACGGCACCCATTCAATTTGTGCAGATGTTGCAGCTCCGGTTGCAGGGTCAATAGGACGGTGAGAATAGATAACATTATTATTTCTACCACTTCCACGATGTGAGCTTTGCATTTTACTAACGATATCTTCAAACTGCGCTCCGTCTTTAGCTGTAACAATAAATTGACCAGCTGGCACGGCACCATTCTCAAAGAAGCCTGCTTGATAAGCAGCAATATAATCGTCAACATTAGCCCATTTCTGGATAGCGTTGCTTGGTGCATATCCACGGCTTAAATTGTATGGATCATAGCCTGAATAGATTTCAATAACTTCGTTTTCCGAATAGGTTGAACCACTGCATTGATAATATTTTTTACCACCACTAACAACTTCACTTACGCCCTCTAGAAATGTCAGACCGGCGAAATTGTTCTCTGTGATTTCACCGCCAGCAGAAGCCGTATTACCTTCGTAGCGCCACAAAAGCAAATACACTTTCGGATGGACTAACGTCATTACAGCTAAAGCTTCGCGGAAGTCAGTTGCAGACATCTGCTTATTTGGACGATATAATGCATTTACGACATTTGGATTGTTTTTGATTGGCTTACCATTAGCGTCTATCGCGTACGGTCTAATAACGATGAATTTATTGACAATCGCTTTGATTGACGGATATGTATTATCATAACTGTTGCCCTTATAAAAACTATAAGCAAGTGGCATTTGGCGATAATAACCAGCAGGATGAGAGCTAGTATTATATAATGCTGATTTTGATTTTGTATTAAATAAGCTCTTAATTTTATTAAACATGAAATATTTCCTTATAGTAAATTATGGGTTTATACAGGGTGGCAGATGAATAAAGCGATAATGTTAAATCTTTACTTATATAGTTGAATATACATGAAGCAACCATGAAGCAATTTAACAGAGGTAAAATAGCGGTTTTTGTTAAATCTGTGAAGCAAAAATGTTATATCTAGCCAACGATTATTCCACCATATTCAATTTTTGGTGGTGCAGGTGGAGTGTAAAAACAGAGGATCGTAGCATCTGCTAGGTCAGGTGAGCGGAAGCCACGTTTTTTGTAGTCATCCTTACTTTCAACGCCCCTACGCCCTTTGCTATCCATCTTCCACTCACGGTTCGACAACTCCACTAATAAATCTTTATCATTAGCAATCGAAATTTGATCGATAATGGATTGTAAGTAAAACCATGCTTCAGAAATGAGATTCGGATATTTGTCTGAGTTTGAGGCTTTGGCTCCGAAATTGATTGGAATAACATTGTAGCCTCTTGCAATCATTTCATCCGTAACACCGCCACCAACGCCAGTATCATCAATTTTGATTAGGACATCTTTGTCCGCACCAATAAAATTGACTAATAGATCACAAACCTCGGTTGTACGTTTTTTAGTAAACGAGGCTCGTCCAATTTCTTTCAGACCTTTTCGCTTCACAAACACAGTCCGGTCTCCACCAAGACGAGCCACATCCACCCCGACCTCAATTACTCCTTCGTCGTCAACTTCTCTCCCCATCGCCTCAATTACTTGGGCGGTCTGGATGATATTTTTATCTGAAATAGCGAGCGCCTTACCTAAATAATCGTGAGCGTAATCTTCTGGGTGATTTATTCGAGCTTGTTCAATTTCATAAAGAATTTCGTTAGAGAGCCAGCCATTTTTCTGTGCAATTCGATAATCTACTTCTAAATGCCAGACATCTTTACGTGGTGGGTTAGTGATGAAATAGGAAATTACAGGGTCAAGGTCGGTGAGGCGGTTTAGTGTCCAGATAATTTTGCTACCAGGTTTACGAATAGTTGGATTGAGAATACGTATTGATTTAAGAGTAATAGTCTGAGCTTCATCAATCCACGCTATATCAATACCTTCGAGCGATTTGATGGTGGTTTCTACATTGCGATCCAAACCCTTAAAAATGAAAGTTGAGCCAGTATTGGTGTTCGTAATAGTATCATTTGTCCAAACAAACTCTGAAAAGCCATATTGTTGGATTAAGTCAATCAGAAGTTGATATGAGCTATCTGCTATATTTTTCTGAAACTGACGTAAGCAAGCAATACGTACTCGCCTTGAACGAGCCGTTAATAACAAAAACCGAGCCACGGTATGGCTCTTCAAAGAATAGCGACCACCCTCAATAACTGCATGTCGCCACCAGCTATCAAAAAGCGGCTTAAACTCACTTGGTAGCTTTACGAGTGTTTTTGCTATCACCATCCACAAACTCCACCAGCGCTACTGGTATTTCTATCTTTTCACCACCAGATGTAATATCACGCTTCTCCGTGATGCGAGCTTTCAGTTTGTTATATTCAGCAATTGCTTTCATCTTGGCGTTAAAATCAGCATCCTGCACAATAAGCTTTTCAAGTTGTTTATCTACAAATTGGTCATTAAGACCATGGGCTTCGAAGATTTCATCGATTCGTTCCAAAATGTGAGGTTTTGTGAGGTTCTCATGTGCACCAGCCCGAGCAGTTGTATACCACCCAGGCTTACTTGTATCGACACCGTAAGCTTCAATGTAACTTTGAACACCATTACCAAAAAACTCTCTATCGCCTGCATAAAGCTGACAGAATAACTCTTGCTGAGGCGTTAGCTTATGTCCGCTCTTAGTAGTGGGCTTTACGACAGATTTAGGTCTTGCTACCTTTTTACTCTTACTTTTTTTCATTTCGTTTTCTGATCTTTCTCGATATATTCAAGTAGGTCTTTATTCTCGTGAATATTACCTTCAACTTCATAATCTATCTCCCAACTCCTATCAAGAGGCATTTTGTCTAGGTAGTCTTCTAACGGAAGTAAATAAAACTTACAGTTATCTCTATCCCATGTTACTCTAAAATAGCCCTGACCAATAATGAGTAAGATATCATCTTCATAGATTTCTTTACCCTCTTTGTCGGTACGACCTGTGAATTGATTGACAATAAAATCATCATTTTTTAAATAATCAGAAAAGCAGTCCATGCCAAGTTCGATTCTTTCTTCGAACTCATTTTGGATGTTATAAATCATTTTCTTTTCTGGTTTATACCATGCTCTGAACTTTAATTCACGCATTACAATTCATACCCCTTTTCTTTGGTCAAATATTCTATGTAACTTAATCGACTCTCTTTATCATCATTCTCTTTACTAACGGCATAAATATAATCTCCACCATCATAACTAGAATACATATGTGTTGCATCAAAAAACTCTTCATAAGGCATTTCCAAATAGTTCTTATATTTTTCTTCCATTTTATTTATTCTCGCTTAAATACTTAATGACTTCTTCTTTTGTCCCCTCAAAGCGAGTTTTGCTATGTTTCCCGGCGAGAAATCCTAGAGTTAAAATAATGAACATAACATCTACGGTCGTAGATCCACCTAAAAACCAGTGATTAAAAAGGAGCAATCCGGCAAACATTGAAAATGTAACTATATCTTTAATAATTGAACCTATTACTGATTCATTTATAACTATGTATTTAGTTTTGTCGACATCCATATAATTCTCCTTAGTGATTAACCGGGAACATTTCCGATCCCTTTGGTTTTTGTGGTAATGTTACTGCGATATCAATATCTTTCACTCCTTTCTCTCTCAAAAATCGCTCTGTCTTTTTAATTTCTGATAAATTAGAGTTCATAATTTTATGTTTAGTATCGTCATGAGCGGTATAGCGGATTATATAGTTGATCGGAGTAGCCGGTTTTACGTATGTGCGCATCTTTTTCATGTTTTTTCCTTTCTTGCTCCGCATTTGCCACATTTACTACCTATTGTGTGTGTCATACACCAGCAATTCTTGCAGAGGCTAATATCGTAATCTACTACGCTAGTTCTGAATTCTTTATATTCATCTTCTGTATGAGTGCCATTGTAGTATTTCATCGCCTCATCTATCCCCTTATCTTCACATATCATGGCGGTCTTCAAAATTATGGTGGCTTCGTTCGCCATTCGCTTAAACATCGCCTCTCGTACGTCCTCATGTGGGAGTTTTATGTTTGAATTGGTCTGAGACAGAATTGCTTCTACTATTTGATTTATTGTCGATAATTTCATTTTTATTCCTTTTCTCGGAGGAGTGCCATCAGCGGCTCGATTCACTGACACGGATCCCATTAGCTTAGCTTTTCGGTTTGGCACTTCTTTAATTTTTGTCTATCTAAAAATTCTGAATAAGTAATAGCCTCTCTTTCACCATCTTCGTTCTCAAAAACCACTAAGGGTAGCTCAATATCAAAAGAATTTGCTTCTTGTTGCCATGTAGGGTTCAATTCAATCCTTTTAACAATGAAGTTGGTCAATTTAATTTGATGGTTGATAATAAACTGATGAAGAGGAGTGTATTTGCCGGCTCTATCACAGCCATAACATTCTTTAAGATAGAGAGTAACTTTAGTATCTTGATTTATCATAAAATCTTTCATTGTTTCTCGCTCTACCTTTCTCTGGGATTATTCTAGCTGTGGTTTTTCTTACCCAATCAGGTAAGTTTCCGATTGTAATACTAATGTCGTGTAGGGTGGCAAGACGACGTATCGTACTCATGTCTAAATAGCGGTAATCTCGAAGTGCGCGCATGAATGGTCGCCAGTGATACGTCCAGAAGTTCCTCTGTCGAACGTCCCAGCGCGTAAATTTCTGCCAGCCATATTTATCTTTGATGTAAATATCGCGTGGATTTACAAACCAGATTTCCAGTCCGTTTGTTTTTCGAACTGATATTTGATAATTTCTTGCCACTTTACCTCCTCGCAAGATTTTTATTTAATTACGTAAATAGTTATCGATTATTTTCTTGCACCCATCAAACCCAACCCCAAATTCGGCTCTATAACCCCTCGCACGCAGTTTTTCGAGCATTTCAGCCTGTTCTTCGATATGTTTGTCCCACCAATCTCCCTTTTTGCGGATTTTAACCTCACCTTTCAAGAGCTTTTTAGCGTCTTTATCGCGTTTTAATTTGGTGCCATCTTTTTTGATTTCAATATAAAGTCCGAAATAAAACCCCCATTCGCGCACGATACCATTCCAATCTTTGCTATTTACATTTTCACTTGATTCTGCGATGAATAGGTCTGGGTAACCTCTTTCCGGGTGTAATCTATGGTGTTTCGCCGCCTGACCAGGTGTCAATTTAAGATCGGCTGCGAGATCAAAGCGATAGATTACGTCTGGGTATTGAAGTTGCAAATATCGAGCGATTTGCTCATAGAGCTTATGCTCGGAACTATATTTTGGAATTCGTCTCATTTTTTGTTACCTCCTTTCTTTTGGTTCTCCACTGCAGGTCATAATACTGAACCATACAGTGGAGACAAACAACTTAAAACTAATGTGAGGAGATAATACAAATTACCTTTGTACCAACAATCTACAATAGTAGAAATTCAATAGTTAATGGTTTATTAGTTTTAAGTTAGTGGGTTAGTGGCTGCGTCTGTATTGACATTTAACTGGTTATTTACTTAAGGGGGTATACCAGCACCACATTACAATTTATTTGAGTCTTTTTAGCTTTTTTAGTAATCTTCAGAATCGATGTCAAAATATTTGGAAAATATCTTTTTAAGTTTTTTCGCGATTTCTTTCTTCGTATCATCCTCATCATCTTCATCACAGTCATTATCACTACCTTTTTCATCTTCAGGTTTTGAGGTTTTTATTTCTTCGAAATTAGATTTAAGTTTTTCTAAGATTTCTCCGCCAAGGTCGGTATCTATTTTTGCTACGGCTTCAAAAAGCAGATTTATCATCTCATAGATTGCAAATTTTGAGCCTACTGTGGCATTTACTACTTCACCAGCATTAGATAATCCAATAGTTATATATCCAATAAGTTTATCTTTCGAAACATATTCTTTAATTGTTTCAACCGTAGAGTCAATATCCTCTAATTCTTTGTGTTTAATTGTTCTAGCGCCTGTAGACTTGATTAATTTTTCTATTAACTCATTTAATCCATCGTTCATTTCGTTGTTTTTCATAGTTACTCCTTAAAAATTAAATTATTACTCTAGCCCTTTGCCTTGATCTAACCTATTGCCATATCCGTTGTTGATTAAGTATTCACGAAGTTCCGCCGCCATTGTCAGAATCCAGTTCAAGCCATCTTCAAGTGTTTTACGATTCAAATAAACGATCCCAACCGTGATATGGTTCTTGTCGGTATGGTGGATGTGTTGGTTCTTGCAATAAAACTCAAAGCGCTTAAGTTCCGGATAAAGTACTTGATAGACTTCTGACTGCTTTGAATTGGTATAATCTGAAGCCGTAGCTTTGCCAGTCTTCCAATCAATTCCAGTTGTGCCGTCTTTAACATCCAGCACACCAGAAATTACACACCAATCTGTTAATTTACGGACTCGTTTGGTTGCTAGTTCAACTTCTGGTGCTTCTAATTTGCGACCACCAAAGATTTTTGGGATTGCTTTATGTTTTTTGACATATCGTTCCCAAATACCATGCATCTTTTTCCCGAACTCCATCGCATTATTTGGTTCAATTTCAACGCCAGTGTATGGAGCAATAGCCCTATCAATATCTCCACTCGCCCAAGCACTTAAAATTGAATAGCTAACACGAATTGCGCCAAAACCATCGTTATTCATTAGAAGCCTCGCTGACTGTTATTCTGATCGTCTTTTTACGTTCTACTTCTGCAATACCGGCAGGTAATCGATAATATTTCGTTCGATGTTCATCAACCGCTTTTGAATTGATTGACCACGTGGTCTTTTTCGTCCAAAACTTAGAACTATGAAACTTGGCTTCGCCATTATCTTTATATTTTGCTCCAGCGGCAGAATATTTAATTTTGATTTTCTCACCCTTAATGGCTGAAAAATTTGGATTAAATTCTAATGCTTGGCGTTCAATCTCTGTTTTAAGTAATTCAACTGCATTATTAACTTCTGATTGAATTTCTAGAAGGCGAATAATTGCATCTTCGGCATTGGGATTGACAATAAAGTCTTTACCATTATTCTGTGCCTGAAAAATCTCGGTTGGGTTAATTTTTACTATTAACTCGTTGTTCATTTTGTCCTCTTCTCATATTTCTTTATCAAGATTGAAACTTGTTGCCCAAGCCTCCCTAAGTCATTAAAAGTATCATCAAATATCTGTTGGTCTGGCTTGCCTTTGTCGAAAATTACATACTCGCTCATTTCTTCACGCATATATTCATAAGAATGATAAATAGTACCGCGCAAATTTTTGAGCATAGCTATATCTCTTTCGTTCATTTTTTATTTTCCTGTTCTAGTTGATCGGCTAAACTACTTACTTCCTCGACAATCTCTGCTTCTTGAGATTCTGTGAGTTCTGGCTTGCGTTGAGGATTATCTTCATATTCGCCATCAACAGCCTGATCTTCCTGAATTGCTTTTTGAAGCTGAGTATTTAGAGGACCGAACTTACTAATCAAAAGCTTCAATACAGTTTTCTTTGCCATCGAGTCAAAATCATCGCTCCAAAGCCCCGAGCCGTATTTGGCAAAATTTTTAGAATACTTCTTGGCATGTGTATTTAGTTCTTCGACCGTCATATAGAGCGACTTCTCGAAGCCATTTAGTAGTCTGAAATACGCCACGAAACCGCTTGTTTGAGCTTTTTCACGTTTAGATGAGTCTTCTATCCATTTGAACTCCATCTCGCCGCTTAGACGGTTAAAATTGATAATTTCGCCCTCTTTTATTTCAGTGGCATTGATAGTTTTGTAAAAACCGGAACGTTGAGCCAGTTGAATAAAGCCCTTGTAGCCCATTTGAAATTGGCAGACCGTTTCTTCGTCCTTCTTATTTCTATTTAGCGTATAAGGGATTAGGTAAGCAAAACCTAAGTTCTGGTTAATGGGTAGATCCATTGATGCAGCAATTAGTGCCGCCGAAACTACACTTTCAGGCTTACAAGTATTGAGTAGTTTATTGGCGTTCGCTGCCGCAACTAAACTCGTTATAAATTGTGATGCTCGTTTACCGAGTAGATCGTTAAGACGAGCGCTAACAGCATCTTCTCGAATATATTGAGCTATTGATAATCGTGTTTCTGTCATTTTTATTGTAATGGCTCCTGCCATTCTCCTTCTTCGTCATCTACTACTTCGCTACTATGCCCATCTGGATATTCAATCAATTTGCCACGCTTAAATGTTCGCCAAGCACCACAGTTGTTGCAAACTTCAACATCCTGATAATCATCAACGTAATCACCTTTAATTGGATCTGCATGACCAAAATCATACTTATCGGTATGAGTCTCCTCATGTAGGCAAGTCGAAATAGTGTCATCGATTACTTTTACTTCAATTTTCATTTTTTCATCTTTCTCCAAGATTTTTAATTACACTAATAACTCCAAGTACTAGTAGGTATAAACTCGTCCAATTGATAATTGGATACCTTCCACCGCCTATGAATAGTAATAAGATTCCTAATCCGATAGTAATAATGCTCTCGATAGTAGACATACCTTCAATTTGGTTGTTATTCATTTTTTCTTTTTTATAGTTTTTGTTTTGGCGTCGAACCATATTTTTTCTCCTTTTTGATTTAATTTCACCTCTAACTGCTTTTGTTTTTTCTGCCATTCATTTACTTGTTTGAACTGGCGAGTGTCCGCTGTTAGCTTTTTGGTGTCAACGTGAAGCTACAAACTTAAAAATTGATGAATGGAGTTTAATAGCCTCACGAAACAACAAAAAACGGTCTTCGTGAGACCGTGATAAGAAAAAACACACCAACAGGGGCGTGCTATTTTACAACCATGTAAGTTTTTTAAGTGATATGATTATAACACTTAAAAATTTTCCATGATAGTAAATTACCACGGTTTCTATTCTTCAAAGTGTTAAAGAGTATATAGCTTGTCTTGATGACTTCGCTAAGATATTTTTAGTGTAGCGAAGATTTGTCATTTTGTCAATAACGATATTGTAGCCATGCAGATAGTTTTCCACAACCATCACTAATCTGCATGACCAACACTACCCCTTACTAAGCCGTTGTAAATTTATATTTATCGAAGAAATATTCCAAGTGTCCTTCTAAACCATGGACATATCGTTCTGTAGTTTCGATTCTTGCATGTCCTAACATTTCTTTGGTCTCCATCAGTGAAGCACCATGTTTTTGAATATCAGTTGCGAAAGAGTGGCGTAAAGCGTGCGGGTAGAAGTTTTTGAATCCAGCTTGATAAAATGGCTTCCTCATCAAATATCGTATATCTTCAACCGACATCGGTTCATTTTTTCCGGGTGTTCTCACCCAGATAAAATCGCTTATTCGGTTTCTTTGAATCCAATCATCTAAACGAGTCTTAGCCTCTTTACTCATATACGATTCACGAGCTTTTGAACCTTTACCGATAAACGTTACCATTCGCCCGTTAAGATTCATAAGACGTAAGTTGCGTAATTCGGAAATTCGAAGTCCACAATCGAAGCAAAGCTTAATTAAAAGCCACTCTAAATGATCAGCATATCTCAATACTTGCTCAATCTGCTCTCTAGTGTAGTAAACACGACGAGGTGGCTGTTCTTTACATTTAATGATTAATCGTAATTTTAGTTTCGGAAATGATATTCCCATGTCTTGAAAATATCGAAGCATAGCGACTAAATTAACTAGCCTACTATTGATTGTTCTACCAGAACATCCACGAGCAGTTTGCTCTGCTATCCATTCATTGATGTGCTTGTTTGATAATTCACTAAGACTGTCAATCTTAATTGTTTTGAGGAACTCCCTACAAATCCATCTTTTTCCGTGAAGAGTTTGCTCACTCATACGACGAACATTCTCGCAGTAATTCAAATATTCATCAATCTGCTTATCTATTTGTTTAATATTTTTCATACTTTCCTTTATTGAAAGAAAAGCCCCAAGCTCGGCTAATCACCAAGCAAGAGCTTGGGAAGCTTTTCGTGTCTAAATTAAAATTAAATTATTTTTTTTAGTTAAGCCTATTACTATTGGTATATATGGTTATATGGGTGTGCGGATTTCGCACACTTAACAGGGGTCGGGAAGTGTGCGGATTTCGCACACTTCATGGTACTTTTCCACAGACTTATCCACAAAAAATGGGGTATTTTTCCACATGTTTTCCACAGATTTTGCATAGTTTTCCACAGGTAAAATTTGACAAATAAAGAGAGGTATGCTTCTTCAGCTACCTCCATAGTTTTTGCAATTTAATTTATATTATTTTAAGTATTTTTATCCCCGAAAAGACCCTCTGACCTCGTTTAACATCATCAATTGCTATTAAACCTAAGTCTGCAAGTTTGTGATTTAATCTGTAAAATTGGAATCGATCAAGTCCAAAATCTTGTAGTATGACACGATTAGAGATCCTTGCATATCCATATTTATCTGGCTTAAATCGTGATATATAATCTTTCAGCGAGTAATACCAACTCCATGCTACTAAATCACCATTAAAAACGGTGGAGAGCGTCCTCTTATCCATCCTGACGTAGTAGTTATTAGTCGACATTTTACCTCGCTTATGATTGTGAGGCTATTCCATGAGAAAGCCCCCTCGTCATTAAAACGAGGAGGCTCAAACTCCATTACATCAATTTCCTTGAGTGTAATAAAAATTACACAATATGTCAATCCTTTATTTTAGCCCAACGAGCCTGTACAGCTCTTCTGGCTGCTTCAGAACGTTGCTTAGCACTAAGGCTCTTATTTGGCAGATTTTTGACTAATTTAGACGTATATTCATCCCATTTATCAGCTTTATCTTTTAGTTCATTGTATTCGGTTTTTGGGATGGTAATAAATTCAATGTCGTTATTCATGCTTTCTCCTAATAGTGGTAAAGACTTGACTATTCAGTTATGTCTTGCTAGAATGGAATTGTTATGTTAGATTACTTTCGTCTTCGTGGGGCGAAAGTAATTTTTATTTCAAGTCTTAATCGAGAGATTTTGAATGAAATACTCATAGCTTCCTCCTTTCTACCATTTTTTAATGTGCCAATGTCTTTACCACTGCCTTAATTATACGCCATGTGGTGTATAAAGTCAAGTGGTTTTATCAATTTTTCTCAACAAAAAACACCTTATAAATATCTAAAAACTTTCACATTTTATTATGCTTTCGTATACTCTACGATTACATGCCACTTCTTAGTTTTACTAATAGCTGAACCGACTTGGAACGCAATATCACCAAGTTTCGGACGAATAGAGAAGCCACTATGCCATGCTCCATCAACGCCATTAGCGCTATTCCCATAAAGCCATGGAATTGGGCGCCATTCATTGTAGTCAGAAAAAGCTTCACAGTGAGCAAATACAACAGTATCAATGATATTCGCCTCGGCTAATTTTGCAGACGCAGGAATATATCCAGTGCCTTTAATTACTTTACGGTAGATAGTTTTACCATCTTCCCATTTGCCTATAATTTGTTCATCAGTGGTGTATTTGTTATTTAATTTAGACAATGGAATCATACCATTGCCACCCTGTTAAATTGCATAATCATGAATATGATAAACAAACTTATTCTTGATCGAGTTGCAATTTGGAAACCAAAATTAAATGACGATCTTTCCGTTCGTCAATCACCGGCTGGACGGACTTATTTTGAACATAATATTGCAAAAACTACTCAAACTCCAACATATCGTTACGCTAAAAATTACACTATTGGAGACAAAAATGCCGTCAAGTTCT